ATGGGATCTGTTGGTGTCTGTCTAAAATTAACAACCATCAACTCATCACCTTGCTTAACGTCTGCCATCTCAGGGTGAATGGCACGTGTTACTTGTCTCTTCTCTACTACTGGAGGACTGACCTCAAGTTGTTTAGATGCTTGAAAACCACCAGACATTAACTTCAATGCTTGCACAAAGAGATAGATGCTGATGGCAATGTATATTAATGTAAACATTATTTCTTATTGCTAACCCATTTTCCGTTGACTAACTTCTTCACTTCACCTGGTTTAAGATTTGTTTTCTTAGCACCCTTAATGAATTCTTTATAAGTTTTACTGTCCTTTGACTGCCCGACTTTCTTCTTGCCGTGCATCATCCGATCTTTATTATACTTATTCTCTGCCTCGTGGTCAGCTCTCTTCTTCCTGTCCTTCTCATTGTCAAAGGAGTCACCATACTTCTCTGGTAGAAGCCATGGCTCATACCTAGTAGCACGGAATGCATCTGGAAGAAGGTTAAACATCATTGAATACAGTATCCTTGAGGTATTTATGCATGGATGGCATTGACTGTGCCAACTGCTTTCTATTTACATATGTATCATACCACGTGGACACTGTATTCTCATCCACCTGTATGCCAGTTTGGAAATAGTCATACTTTCTTTTCTTTACATTAGTATGCTCACACCCACAGTATATGTACATGATACCAGCAGGTACATCAGTAGGTGACATCTGATCTCCAGACACATCTAAGAATGCAATCATATCATGAGCAGCTTCAGTAAGATGTGCACCCTTTATCTTATACTCTGTGTTACATGTTACATCCACCCAGAATGGTGTGTCTCTACGTCTTGAATAATAATAGTGTGCTTCAACAAACTCTCTCCACCCCTCCATGTGCTCTCTCATATTATAATTGAACCTATCACGAGCAAATCCTCCTGGTTCACCCTCCTCTAATAGATCAACTAGATGTAAGATGCCATGATGAGTATTGAATAAGGATGTAGACTCAAGTGGTTCAATAAAACCATAAGACAATCCAATCTTCACACAGTTTCCAACCCATGCATCCTCGTATCTACCATTCCTAAACTTAATTACTCTACCGTCACCAAACTCTTCCTTTGCTTCCTCTTCAGTCTGATGCTTGCTTGAGAATACATATCCCTCTGAGATATAATCCCACGTTGGTATAGTCCACTGCCAACCAGCACTCATACCCTTAGCATTGGTGTATGGTACCATCTCTTTCTCTCTATCAATATAATCTCTCTTCCTTACGATAGCAGTGTCAGGTAATATACTATCAAAAGATACCCAACTACTCTGAGCACCACCTAGTGTAGATGCTTGCCCAGTACAGTCGATAAAGAGATCTGCGTTAATCTGCGGTGCCCTGAGATCGTACGGTCCTCTCTCCACCAAGAGACATTGTATTCTGTCTCCGTTATAGCGAACCGACTCAACCTTACGATCATCCACTCTAACATTACTACAGAAAGTTTCTTGTAAATAGGCAGAGAATTTAGAGCCGTCGATGTGGAACGATCTGTCTTTAGAAATATCATATGGCTCCAGTAGCGGATGATTAATTGGCAACCTACCTTCCTCAGCTACCACAGTAGCTGGCATGAAAACTTCTGCGAAAGGTGGTGTCTTGTCAGGATAGTAAGTCTTTGCTTGCATCCACTGATTATAATTTGGGTTCTCTATTTGGAGTTGCCCATTGGGATAGTGGAATACATGTCCCTCCTTGTAGAAATCTACAAACCTAGAGGACATTTTATATGTCCCATGTGTAGCACGTAAGAAATCCTCATCAGATATACCCATGTACTTTATGTACTGATCAATATGAGGTGTGGTAGATTCTCCTACACCTATAGGATCATCACCTTTAAAGATAGTAATATCATGGTCAGGATATCCCTTTGCTAATGCAGCAGCAGTCATCCATCCAGCAGTACCACCTCCAACAATTACTATCTTCATATCTCTCTATCAAATGTAAGATTAAATGACACGCTTATACGTGTATGATCAGTGGTATTAGCGTGGACACCATGTCTCATCCATCCAGGAAAAAGAATGATACCTCCCTGCTCTGGTGGATATATCTGAGTGTTAGGTGTCGAGTCCCAGAAGGTTGTAGTCTGTGCTAAGACAGGTGTTTGAAAATATATGTTTCCATCTTCACCATTAGTCTGATAATAATATACACCTGCTATATCTGCCCACCCATGCTCATGGCATATAGCATGATGTCCTTTATCATATCGTGCCATCCATGAAGCAGTAATACGATAACCTATATCAGGATTATCCATCAGAGGTGTCTGCCTTGTCATCGGACCATTCTGATTTGCTTCGGTTACATACTCTGATACATGTCTCTTTAATTCTTCTTCAAAAGCAGTTAGATTATATTTCTCTACTATATTATCTACAAATTGATCGTCAGTTATTAAATGACTATGCCATAATTGATCCCATCCAACTTCTGTGTCGAAGATTTCCTTTGCTCTCGTAAATTCCTTCTGTATCTCATCGTATCTTCCTACCTTATTCATGTAGATACGAGTAGGAAATATATTATGTATCATTTCTTCCACTCCTCCCATCCCTTAAGGATAGCATCACATGCCATCTTAAAGTAGTCCCCATTAAATTCCATTACTTCTTCTTGCAGAGGTTCCTCTTTAGTTGGTAGATATTTATCAAGCTGGCCACTCTCTACAAACTGGTGAGAAAAGTTGTAGACATCTGTGTTAATGGAGATGCCATTGGCAGCAAAGCAACCTATGCATATCTTTCTCTCATTGAGTTTCCTTTCTAGTCTGTACTCCTCATTCATAGCTTCATCCAGTGGGGTTTCATGTCATCTATTATAGAATTATTATAACCGTCCTTGGTATAAATGTCAAAGGCAATTGTGATTCTCTCATCATCATCCTCTACCTTATCAGTACCATGAGGTAAGTAGTTAGGGAAGAGTGTTATCTTACCCTCCTTGTTAGGTGATAACCAAGGGTCACCTCCATATGGATTATAGTATTGTGTATTAGTATCATTAACCTGCACACATACATGACCACTAAGGTAACCATATGGATCTGTGCCATGTGTGTGCACTGCTATCTGTTCACCCTTCCTCATAACATTAGCCCAACACTGGACATATATCTGTGGCGCATACTCAAAACCTAGTTGAGTAACAAATTTATCATGCGTCTTCTTAATACATCTCCTCAATGGGTCAGCACTATCAAACTTAAGTAAGTTATACTTATGTGACCTAGCAGTGAGACTATCTGCACCTAGTTTGGTACCCCAGTCATCCTCAAACTCATGCGCTTCTATTATACTCCTCTCTTTATCAAGTATCTCTTTCTTAATATCATCTAACGGTATAGTTAATTCATCCTCACATACAAAATACTCCCACGCTGCTGCGAAAGGAGTATAGGTTTCACCATTAGTGAATTTATAAATTTTCATCGACTATCCTCAGTTTATTATATATTTCTTCTTCCCTCATCATCTTACTGATGCTCATGAGGAAGTCGGCTTTCATTCTACTAAGGTTTCTATATTTTTGCAAGGGGATCCACTCCTCCTTAACATAATATTCTATACGGTACACGACTCATCCGAACGTCACTCCGATAGTAATTATAAGACCAAGCTCCATCAATGGATGCCATCCATGATCTATCGTTACTAATACTGATGCTATCCCTGCCATATCATGTCAGGCATGGGTGCTGGTCCTGGTCTATTAACGACCAGTAGTATAAAGTATCCAACAAACCAAATGATATTAAACAACCATGCTTGTCTCCAAAAGTATTTCCTCACTGCCATAGACCTCAAGACTTGAGGTGCTTTCTGCTGGGCTCTGAAGATAGACTCAATTATAAACGCAACGATACATCCTATCACTAAAGGATAGAATACAAAGTTTGCAAATGACATTATGGATATTAAAAATATCATTGAATTACTATTGAAAATACATTACTATATGCTGTTGCTGCCAATAGGCATCCGAAAACTATGAAAGGCATGTTAAACTCCTGAAGGTACGGTTTGCATTGCTGGTATTCTAATTCCTTTACCACCATCTTGGTCGTCATCATCGTCATTAATTGCACGAAGAATAAGCTCAACCAATACTAAAGCAGCCATGGGATAAAAGACCCAGAGGACTGCTACTAGTGGTGAAATTGTATCTTGGGCGGCTACGAAGTCGCTCATTGTTACGGTTTCTTAATATTTGAATAAGTATTTATACTTTAGATAATTTAACTAAAGTATGTAACCTTAGTGTAGACTGCTACACCAATCCAAAAGGCTACCATTGTAAACCTTCCGTTTGCTCTGATGATTAGGTCTGCCATTAGAATATACCTGGAATGATT